CAAAAAACCCCAGGGTTTTAATCCTAGGGTCCTTGAAGTTTTGAAATGTAATTAAGTGTGTTACTTAACCATCCCAGCCCTCCCGGACCCTTGTAATCTCTGGTAAACGATCATTTGATAGACTTGTACTATTAATCGCCAGCCAATAAGAGGGCATAAAGCCTCCCACCTGGGCTATGGAATGTTTCGTACATTGTTGTCTGTTAAACGATTGCATTTTGTTTCTCTGTTTACTCTCTTAAAATTTACTAGCGGAATTGCTAGTTCATGTGTTAATTATAGTGCCTTTCTGCACTTGTGTCAACCACGTTTGGCTATCTTGTTTGTTGTATTTCTACAACAGTTAGATGCCGCTGGTCTTTGTTGACATGACTCTATTATAGTTTTATTTAGTCTCGTTGTCAAGACCTCTGGCGATATCCGGCCAAAATGAAGGGTTATTCGATTACAATAGACAAGATGGTCTTGTTGTATTTTGTTGCAAGGCCTTCGATGAATGTTTTCCATTCTTCAGCGTCTTGCATGGAATTGAATTCTATTGATCCAGTGGCTGAGCTTTTATCACTGATGACTCTTATGATCTGATTGGATGCTTTCATTGCTAACATTTTAGCATCACGTTCGGTAACCAAATCTGCATTATCAGTTTTGTCAGAGACATTGGCCCAAGTTACTCTAGTTGTGTAAGACATATTATTTTCCTTTATCTGCAACCACTTGCGCGGCTAATCGTTGTTTGTGTTTAACACCTGCCGGAATCATATCAGGACTAAGGATGTCATCAGATTTCTCTGCATCACGAAGACCGTGTATACAATACGCAACAGTTTCTGGCTCTAGTGCTGTAAGTTTGTGTTCTACTTCTGAGTTAATATAGATCATAGTTGGTGCGGTATACTCTGTAGTTTCACCATTAGCTTCAACTTGTAGTTTTCCACTGGCTAACAATGTTAGATGGTCGAACGCATGAGCGTGACCTTGCTCGCAAGCACCTGCTTCTTTAAAGTGCATCTGTCTTACAAACATGTTGGCCACAAGGCCTATATTAATTATTGGTGCTATCATTTTTCTTTTTTATAATAACTACAGGAATTTTTCCGTCAAAATACCCACGAGGCGGTGGACTAAGTTTTTCACTTTCCTGCTTGGGTGTATTAGTTTGCATCATATTTAACAACTCCGTCCGGATAATGTTTTTTAATTAGTTCATCGTGTATTGGTCCAACTGTAGGGCCACTCCATTGAACCGAAGCACCAGTCATTGGTATTCCTGGTAGCCACTTTTCAAATGTTAAAAATACAGTGCCTTTTTCACTAGCTAGGTTAGCAGTATGTTCTTTACCACTCCTTAATATTCTGCCTGCTTTCCCCCACAGAATAGGATTCATTCTACCAACTTGCATAGTGATTACATCTAACCCCGGATGTCCGTGCAACGGTACATGTGTTTTGGGATAGTTAATGTATAGCTCTACTTGATAACGATCGTGCCTAAACAATATAATAGAACTGGCATTGTCAGTGACATAGACTTCTGAGTCTTCGGGAATCATCCACGGCATCCTAGAATCCATATACCATTCAACGAATTCTTGCAAGGTAGCCCAAGTGTCTGGGATCTCTAAAGCAGAAAAGTAATCTTCAAAGTTGTATTGTTTCATCCAGTATTTATCTGGATTTATCTGCTAATTCTTTGTATCCGGCAGTTGTAGGATGTACACCATCTTTACTTAGTTTAGTAATAGGCAGTACAGTATCTCCAAAGTTTCTAGCAATAATTTCAACGATCTCTGTTACGTCTGGTTTGTTCGCAGGTAAAATCCAATAGACTCTGCCTGCATCTGTTAGCTGTCGAATAGCCATTAGTTCGTGAAATGTTTTCACACCACGATGATCATTTGATCCAATACTAATGATTACTGATTTTGCAGTTAGATTTTTGCCTACGTTTTTGTTTAACCAGTTGTGGCTATTGATGCCACCTTTGGCGTAGACAGCACAGTCCGGTCGGAACTGTGCAGTACCTACTGCGATTGAATCACCGAGTATTAGGCAGTCTAGCATTAGAATGCCTCGTATTCGTCTTTACCGCAACCGCACTCAGGACAAGTAAAGGATTCATCTAAGTCATCCCACTTGCCTTCTAGTTCTTCATTGTGCTCGTGTCCGCAGACTACGCAGATGTATACTTGATCATTCATCATAGTGTCTCCAAAACTTTCTTGTAAGCATTAGCATGACGTTCTTCAACTTTCTTAAGAGCATTGAAACGCTTTTCTGCTTTGGCTAGAACTTGGGCAAATTGTTCAGCGTGTAGTTTGCTTTCAGCAATTTGGTGTTCTGCTTCTTTAGCCGCTTCTAATTCACCTTCACGAATTGCAAGAGCTTGAAACTGTGGATACATTTCTGTAAACTCATATGTTTCGCCTTCGATGGCTTTTTCTAAACATTCTTTAGTTGTTGGTTTGCCAATTAGTAATTCTAAATGGCCCCATGCATGTAGCAGTTCTTGATCTGCTGTATGTTCGAAATGTTTGGCAACATCTTCGAATCCTTCTTCGCGAGCAATCTTTGCGAAGTAACGGTATTTGACATGAGCTTGGCTTTCACCTGCTAATGCGCTACCTAAGTTTGCTAATGTAACTGACATAGTGTCTCCTTTGTGTGTATATTATATATCCTATTAAACCAACTTGTCAATAGGTTTTACCTATAAATATTTCTATAACACTTATAGATAAAATTAATAAAGAAAAAGGACCCGCAGGTCCTTTTGTCTTTTACTCATTCATTAGAATGATTTTGCTACAGAAAATACCAAAGCATCTTTGTATAATTTCTGACCGTTAACAGTATTAGCAGTCATAAATGCGGATGTCTTGTTGTCATTCATGTAGTACTTGGCGGCCAAGTTCCAACCTTGCAAATCATAACCAAGACCAACGTTGTAGTCAGTATAGTCCAATGTAGAACTGTTAGCAACATTAGTACGACCAACGTGTGCAAGTGCTACTAATTTACCAACAACTGGGATTGCCGCATCTGCTTGAACATAGAAACTGTTCTTGCTGTTAGCTGTGCCAAAGTAGTCACTGACAGCATGGCTGTATTTTACAGAGACAAGTTCTTTGTAACCAATGCCAGCATACAATTCGTTAGTGTCGAAACTACCGTTTGTTCCTGCACGTGGAAAGAAATAGTTCATTGTACCTACATCAAGTGTAAAGTTTCCAAAAACTTGTTTCTTAAAACCTGCATAAACATCACTCTCAATGCCTGCACCATTTGTGTAAACTTGTGAGCTTACTGAACTGTTCCAGTTACCGATATACAAACCACTTACGTGATTATAATCAATACCACCTTGTACTGCTGGAGCATTTTGGGTTTGACTTACACCACGGAATCTGTAGTCTGAGGTCAAGCCCAAATTGCCAGTAACCTCTGCTTGGGCAACAGAAATACCTGCTACCATCATCAATGCTAATAAAAGCTTCTTCATATTTTATTTCCTTTTGTTAAATGACTCTGTGTCATTGTAGTATTATATAGTCTCTGTGTCCACAGAGTCAAATATTTTATTTGCCGTTTGCTAAAACTAAGCAAAAGACATAAGAAAGCCCCCGAAGGGGCTTCTGGTTGTTTGGATGATAAGGTAAGTCCTACCTCACGAGTGTTGTTTCTTAGGCAACTAGTCTGCTGTCAGCTGTGAAGCCTTCAACAGAGTAATACTCGAATGTAGATGCGTTTGCATTTACGGATTTTGCTTGATTTACAGTCATCGCCTACTGTGTTGCCGTCTCTATTATCTCACCCTGTCGAAACCATGGCAGGCCCATCAGAAAAACACTTATGTTTTGTTAAGCCTTTCCCCATTACCCATTGAAATCTAATAAAACATGTTGGGCACAATGCGGTGTACTTCATAAATATCCTTTTGGTGGACCTGGCGGGAGTCGAACCCGCGTCCAGAATGCCTTCACTTTGAAGGGATTACAACAATTCCTTTACACTCAGCTTACGCTGGGTGAATATTACTAGCCTGCTTGCCTTTTTGGCCTTGCACAACATCAAAAGTTACCTCTTGATTTTCTTGCAAGACTTTAAAACCTGGAGTCTGTATTGCTGAGTAGTGAGCAAATAAATCCTCACCGCCGTTGTCTGGAGTAATAAATCCAAAACCTTTGGTTTCATTAAACCATTTTACTTTACCTGTTGCCATTACTTATTTTCCTATTTCTGACATATTACTGTCGGTTAATCGCGGCTCGGAGTTGGTCCAACTCGGATTTCATCCTGCTACG